TACATTATGCGCAATGCGGGATAGAGCGATACAGGGGCCTTGCTGGGGGTGCACGAGGTGTGTCGCCGATAATGCTGTTTATCGGCACCAGCGGCCCCGGGCTGGCTCCTGCGTTGCGTCGCTCCCTAGTTAGGTCGCTCCTTACTGTCGTCGCCGCCAGTGGCAGCCGTCGCAATGGTGATGCCGTCCAGGCGAACCCGGCCTTCATCAGAACCCGAACCATCCTTTGGTGCCTCATACCTTGAGGGCTGACAAAAGATCCTGCGTGTGGCGCCCGTATCGATATGAAGCAATTCAGCCTGACAGTAACGGATGAAGCGAACGCCATAGCCCATGGAAAAAAGCTCGTCGTTATTGGTGTGAAACTCCCCCGACTTAGTGGTTAGAGATAACAGAACGACGCCAGAGCCCGACGTGTCAAGGCTATGGCCAGTGACGTAAATCTCGGTGGCACCCAAGGGCGCTACAAAAACAGCCTGGTCAGGAGCTGGCGACTGAGGAACAGAAACAGCCACACCACGGCCAGCGCCCTGAGCGCCCTGAACAGGAACCACAGCGCTTGAACCAGATAATGGCGCAGGAGTCTGAGCGGTCGCATCAGGAGCTGCTTTATCGGTGCCAATGTAATCTGTCGAAATCCAGATAATGACTCCGAAAAGAATGAATAAATAAACCAGAAAAGCGCCCGAGCTAAAGGGGCCTTTGGACCATCCTGATTGAGTGTGAGCGCCTGTTTGGGTCGATTTATAAAGGGTAAACGCCGCCAAAGGGACTTTGATTCGGTAGACGTTATCCCTTGCGCTTGGGATGCCGTTTGTTTTTGGGTTGTGCTCATATATGCGTGGCCTCCGCTTGAATAAAAAGAAACTGTCTTTATTGGCCTGACTTAAAGCCAATTCAGCGCAGCCCCTTATTTTTTTTGAAACATCCGAAATATCTGGTGTGCAGCAGACAATATCCCAATTGAATTTGCGATGACGCTTAAAAGCGCCGTTGAGGGTTGTTGGATAACGAATGCGGCCAGATTCATCAAACATCTGCTCGCCCGTATCGTCAGTGTCGCCCGTGTCGAAACGGTCTGGTTTGTAACCATCAAGCGCCTCGTAGAACAGCGACAAGAAACCATCAGGAAGATATGCCTCATAAGTCTCGATGGGCTTCAAGTCCAAATCAGCCTCTTTCCATGTGCCCTCAGGATAGATGTCTTGAATTTCATCCATGAGGACAAAGGCAGTGACAGGCATCCAGTGGAACCAGCGCCGCCAGAGCTTAAGGCCCTTGGATGTCAAAGAAGAGATACGAATAAGGCGAGCGGAATCGGGAAACTTCTCCCCTAGCCTCTTCTCTATCTCATGAAGGGGATATATCCCCTCAACGTTGGTGATGCAAATACGCCCCTTGCGTAATTCGGGAACGAGATTGAACCACACGGCAGAGGCGGATTTATATGAGCCATTAGGGCCATGACGAATAATGACGGCCATATCACCACCCCAAAAAATTCAAGGCAAAACGAGCGGCCAACGCGTGAAGCACAATATTGATACCATCAATAATGCCCGAGGCGCTAGCGAACCACTTGAGGCCGGAAGGAAGTGAATTAAAAAGGGGTTGTAAAACAGCGCTAATATTGATGTCGGTCATTATTTGCTGCGCAACGGCAAAGCCGATTTTTATCATCATAATCTCTGACTCGATTTTGAGATAAAGACCAACCTCAACAATATAAGCAAGAGTCCTGCTTACAATATAGGGGACGCCATCAGTAAAGAAGGCGTGAACATCATTGAAGGAGGAAGCTATCCAATCAAAAAATTCATTCATGATTATTTGCCTCTGCTGGTAACAATATAAACGGCAAACATGGTTGCCAGTAAAATAACGATGGCGTAAAAGCCATGATTGATTGCGTATTCAAACCAACTTGAGCCAAGCTCAAAAGTCTGGCCGTTCTTTGTAAAAGAATCAGCCCAAGCATTACCAGAAGCGGCAATATCAGAAACAAATATAGAGGAGCGAAAATCCTCATACATGTCTTTTAGTTCCTGACCAGCGGATTCAGTTTTTGATTTGATATCGTTGAATGAAGAATCGGGTAGTACATTCTCCCAAAAATTGGGTGAAGATGTAGGGGGTGTAAAGGGTGGCTCCTCTTCTGATGGTTCATCCAACTTATCGGAAATATCCTGCAAAGTCTGATTAATGCCATCGAGTTTGTTATTGCCTTGAAGTTGCAAAGATGAATTGCCATTGCCGCCCCCTCCCCCGCTATTTGCAATAGCGTTTTGAAGGTCGTTACTGATATTACTAAGAAGGTTGCCAAGGTTGCTGGCAGAAGATGTGTTGGATTTAATTTGCTCAATGGCTGAATCCTTCACCGTTTGTTGAAGGTCTTTAATAGTGGATTCGCCATTGGTGCCCGTTGAAGGAGTGTCAATTTCGGTGCTGTTCGAGGAGGAAGCAGCATTGGATAAATTATCAAGAGAATCTTGGGTGCCCTGCGAGGTATTTGAATTGTCAACAGGGGTGGGATTTTCATTCAATCCAGCCGTATCAGAGCCAGTAACGGGCTCAGGGCGAACCACAGAGCAATTAGCGCCAGTAAAGGTGAAGGGGCCAGAGTAATAACCAGCGGCGTTTTGGACAAGGGTGGTAGCTGATACGGCGCATTGACCGAAACAGGTTACATCATCAGCCGAAATAGTATTGTCAGCGCCACCGTTATAATAAACTGCACCGCCATTTGAAAGGCCAGCGGCGGCGCTACAGTTTGCAACGCAAGTCTCTTTGCCATCTTTATCTATGCGAACAGCCGCACCCATCAAGCAAGTTTTGGGGACGGTTTGACACATGAGTACGCCACCAACATTAATAGGGCCGACAGTATATTGAGGTGAGCCGGTTGGCGGGCAAACTTTAGAAAGCTGAGCGGCAGTAAAATACATCCGCATTGTATGGAGTTGCCAGTTATTGCCATTATAAAGAAGTTGATACTCATAAACCTTATAAGAGCCAGAGTTAAATGTACTCTTTAGTGGGCCAACGCTTACAGGAGCTGCGCCCATTGCGGCAGAGCATTTTGTAAAATCACTGTTCGTTAAATAACGGGAGTATGAATTATTCACATACATGCCGCATTCATAGGAAACAGTATTTGGACCGGGGTCGCCAGCAGCGGCAGGAATAGACTGGACAGAATAAGCATTGAAAGCAAATAAACAGAGGGTGAATAAAATCCATTTCATAAAAAAAGGCAGGGTTTCCCCTGCCCCTCCATTTAAGCGGCCACTACGCCCGACTGGAAGCCCAGACAGAAGCAGATGCCGACCGAGCAGGCAAAAAGAAGGGCGGCAAACATGCCACTTACTTCTTCATCCAGGCAACGATAGCGGCAGCGCCGAAGCCGATAACAGCCAGGGAGATGACGGCCCCGATTACCAGCTTCTGGTTGGCGTTGGCGTCGTCACCCGCGCCGGTGATTTGGGCGCTGTAGTCCTCAGCGAAACACATCGCAGGAGACGCCAGAGCGCCAGCGATGCCGACCTTGACGGCAGTACCGGGGTTGCGAACCAGCTTCATCAGCGGGCCAGTTACGTTGCGTTGGGCACCAGATACCAGAGCATTGAATTTTTTCATGATGATTTTCCTTTCCAGTTATTTACTTACGTCCTAGCCACTTGACCAAGCGACCGATTGCATGCCCCACAAAGAACGTCAGGAACAAATAACCAGTGACCTGATAAGCGACATCTCTATCGAAGGTTGAAAGCGGGTTCATTGCTTGCTGATATTCGGTAACAGTGACCAAAATATATCCGGTGCAGGTTTCCATTCCATCCTGTGTGATGGATACCGCGCCGTTATCAACAATCAAGCAGCCAGCCATTCAACCCCCGAAATTACGCAGCAGCCGTTTCGAGCTGGCCGCAAACAACAACGCCGGAATCCATGGCGATGTAAAAATTCTTGTCGGCGTCCTGATAGCCAGAGAGACCGACTTCCACCATTAAGCCGACAGAATCGGAAATGGCTTGCATGAAATGGGCATTCTTGAAGAGTTCATCAGGAATGCGGCAGACCTGAGTGATTACACGCTGCTCATTGAATTTGCCGCGATAGGAACGCTCCAGGCCAATCAGGTGAGCAACGCGATGCTCGGCCTGACCATTGGATTTATTTTGGAAGGTGAAGGGATGGGCGCGGTATCCCAGCAAAACTCCGCGAGCAATCAGGCCAGTGTACATATTCATTTCCTCATTAATTGAATCAAAGCGTTATACGTTTCAATAAGGCTATAAGAGAGCCCAAAGCAGCCTAAATTAATTAGGCAGTCCAGCAGGTCGAGATAGTAATAAATCTCGAATTCAGAAGTCATGCTACAGACCTTGACATGGTTACTACGTTATCGAAACGGGATTTTGGGGTGGTATACCATTCCGGCGTTTGACGGCTGAAATCCACGTTAATGATACGAAGCAAAGGAATAACATTATTTGCCTTCTCACCATGGAGGTTTTGTAATTGAGCCTTGCTAAGGCCAGCGGCGAGAATGTTATTTAAATTATCCCTAAAGGTCTGAGGCGCGAGGGTATCCTTTACGGCTTGATAGCCTTCATTTGTAAGGCGACGATAAAAACCGAACAGGCGCAGCGCTTTGGAATAAGATGTATTGCCCTTCGGAGTGACAGTGGAATAAGTCTCCTTGAGTTTTTCAAGGATTGCCGAGTCATCATATACGTTCATTTTTTGACCCTCGAAGGCCGCAAAAAGCGGATTAAACATTTCATTCCAAATGTGCTGTATCAGGTTGTTACCATCAGATTCAAATTGCTTTTGAAAATCAATAATACCAAGGCGACGTTCGCCATCAATTTCACTTGTCTTTGTGAATAAGCGAGTGGGAATACCCAGTCGGTCTAAAATACGGCTCTTTGCCCTCCCCTCAAATCGAATGAGATTTGAGGCGAAGCGTTGAAGTTTTTCATCCTTGAGAACAGAGAGGATGTGAAGCTTGCCCTTGTTCTTTTTGCAAATGGATTCCATTTCCTTGATTTGCTTTTCAAGCTCAGGGCCTTTGCAATAAGCTTTTTTGTCAGCGTGACGCGAATTGACATTAAAATAGCATGTCGTTTCATGCTCATTTTTAATTGCGGAGCGCATATGACCGTTGGAAATATTCTTTAATGCCGAAATTACTTGTTTGGCGTTATGAATAGAGCCGACATCCGCAGAAAAAGTGCAGTCAATATCACCTAAATAAGCATTCTGCCAGTCGACGAAGGTATCCAAATCTGGAACGGCGACAGTAAGAATATTCATCATTTCAAACGCGCAAAGCTCAATATCAGTCGGCCCAAATACGTTGTGACCTTGAAGCAATTTAGCCGGGGACGCCTTTATCTCTACATGAGCAGAGCAAAGCCCCGCTCCCTGATAAATTTTAAAAGCCAAGCCACCCCAGTGACTGGGGAGAGATTCATAAGGGTGATTGAGGCCCGTGACATCATAGGATTTGGTGAGCGAGTTCCACTCGACATCGCGAGCAGAAAGACGGATGTCGCTGAACATGGAGATGGCGTCCAGGTCGACATAATCGACGCGGTGACCATCCTTGGCCACCTGAACCGTTTGCTGGAGGTACTGCTCCCTGAAAGGAATGCAGATACGAAGCCTGTCTATCATCCCTGTGCCCTTGTTGCATGTATACATGCAACTTCTAGTTAATATGAATGCAGGTATACATGCACGCTTGGAACGTGTCAACATGCATACATGTATAATTGGAGGTCAGATGAACGAGGGAGTTAAGACGGTGCCCGTTACACTACGACTTACAAAAGACGAGCAAAGAGCGGCTGAATTAAAATGCCGTGAAATCAATAAGTTATTGGTGAACATGGAGCGGGCGCCCATGCAAGAATCTGAATTGCTTCATTTGGTTATAAATAAATGCATCGATAGAGTGAAAGTGAATAAAAGGGGGGAGGTAGAGGTGGAATGA